GGATCTACACCTACAACTGCTATGACATTTAGTGGTGCTAATGTAACTTTTGCAGGAACAGTAACTATTGGATCTGCTGGTATATCAGAAGCAGAATTAGAAATACTAGATGGTGCGACAGTTACTACAGCAGAGTTAAACATTTTAGATGGAGTAACTTCTACAGCTGCTGAATTAAATATATTAGATGGTGTAACATCCACTGCGGCAGAGTTAAATATTTTAGATGGAGTAACTTCTACAGCTGCTGAATTAAATATAATGGATGGCAATACATCAGCTACTAGTACAACTTTAGTTGATGCTGATAGATTTGTAGTTAATGATAATGGAACTATGGTTCAAGTTGCAGCATCAGACTTAACAACATATATTAATGCTAATGCAAATTTTGCATCAGTAGGAAAAGCAATTGCAATGGCAATTGTATTTGGTTAAAATTAAAAAGGAGATAATATGGCTACACCAAACATCGTAAACGTAGCAACTATTAACGCTAAAAATGCAACTGCTTTACTAGATGGCACATCTAGAACTACAGCGGTTGATGTTTCAGCAGATAAAGTTGCTAAAATAAATACAATTCTTGTTGCAAACGTAGATGGTACAAATGCTGCTGATATTACAATTGAAGTTAGTGTAGATAATGGATCTAACTATGTTAAAATTGCTAATACAATATCAGTACCAGCAGATGCTACCCTAAGTTTTTTAGAGAATCCGATTTATTTAGATGAGACAGATATATTAGCTTTTACAGCATCAGCTGCAAATGACTTAACTTATTTTGTTTCTTACGAAGAATTAGATGACGCATAATAGATAGAATTATAGGAGGCAACATAATTCATGGCTAATGGCGGAATAATTGGACCAATCAACACTGTTAAGGCAGCTAAATGTGTTTCAGCAAGTCAAACAGTAGTAACATCAAGTAGTAATTTTACTTTTACAGATAACGATTATGGTCAAGATAGACCAGCTCAAGTATTAATTGTTGCTGGTGGAGGTGCTAGTAATCCAGGTCGTTATGGTGGAGGTGGTGCAGGAGGTTTAAGAAATTTATCAGTTACAATTCCTTCAGCAACTGCAAGAAACGCATCCCCAATAGTTATTGGAGGTGGAGGATCTGGACCAGGTAGTACTTGTGGAGTAGACACAACTGCATTTTGTTTATCTGCAACTGGTGGTGGAACATCAGTTGGTGGAACTGCCAGAGCAGGTGGATCTGGTGCAGGAGGTTGTTATGGTCCACCAGCTTGTGGAGCAGCAGGTAATGAAGGATCTTTTTCACCATCAGAAGGAAATGCTGGTGGTAATGGTGCATATGTTCAATGTGTTGCTTACGCTGGAGGCGGAGGCGGTGGATCAGGTGGGACTGGATCTAATGGTACAGTAACTCCATCTGCAGGTTCTGCTTGTGGAGGAAATGGAGGAAATGGAACTGATGTTTCTCCAACTTTTCCAGGAGCACCTAACTCAGGAGTATACGCAGGTGGTGGCGGTGGAGGAGTTTTTTCACCTTCATCTCCATATGGAACTAGAGGAGCAGCGGGACCTGGAGGTGGAGGTCAAGGTAGACTAGGACCAGCACCAGGAGCAGACGGAACAGTTAACACTGGTGGTGGAGGTGGAGCTGGAGGCACTACAGGTGGATCAGGAATAGTAATAGTAAAACAAAACGCAGTTTCTTTAAAAGGTGTTGCAACTGGTAGATGGACATTAAATGAACATTTTGATCAAGTAAAAAATGATGAATGGGTAACAAGAGCAGAGTCAATAGATTATTTAGTAGTAGCTGGCGGTGCAGGTGGTGGTAATGCTTTCGGTGGTGGTGGAGGTGCAGGAGGTTATAGATCTTCTGGTTATGGTCCAAGTCCATTACAAGGATCAGCACAAAGTTTAGGTTTTGGAAGTTATGCAATTACAGTAGGAGCAGGTGGAGCTGGAGGAGGTAATCCATCAGGAACACCTAGTGGTTACGTATCTGGAACAAACGGTAGTGACTCAATTTTTGCATGTATTACATCAACAGGTGGTGGTGGTGGAGCTGGTTCAGGAGCTGGTTCAGCGGGTGGATCTGGTGGTGGTGGACAATCTGGTGGAGCATGTGGTGGAGCAGGTAATACACCTCCAGTAAGTCCAGCACAAGGTAATCCAGGTGGATCTGGTACACCAGGTGGTCAAGCATGTACAGCTGGTGGTGGTGGAGGTGGAGCTACTGAGGCTGGTGCAAATATTAGTAGAAGTGGTGGACCAGGAACTGGAGGAGTATCTACAGCTGGTAGAGGTGGTGCAGGAGCACCAAACGACATTACAGGATCAGCACTTTCATACGCTGGAGGTGGTGGAGGAGGTGTAGGTTATAATAATCCTGGACCTGGTGGATCTAGTAAATGTCACACAGCAGGTGCAGCTAGCCCATGTGGAACTGGAGGTAGAGGTGGTAAATCAGGTTGTGCACCAAGTCATCCACCTAACATGCCACAACAACAAACATCAGGAACTACCAACAGAGGTGGTGGTGGAGGTGGTGGAGGAGCTGCTGGAGGACCTGTTCAAGGACCTGCAGGGTCTGGTGGGTCTGGAGTTGTAGTAGTTAGAGCACCAAGTGTCATAGCATTTACAGTTAGTCCTGGTACAAATTCAACTTCAACACATCCAGGCGGTGATAAAATTGCAACATTTACAGTTTCAGGAACCTTAACAATAGGTGAAGCATAATAGAATTTTTTATAACGGAGGAAAATAAACATGGCACATTTTGCAGAGTTAGAATCAAAAACAGACCCAACTGGTTTTACATCAGATACACATCTGATTGTAAAAAGAGTTGTAGTTGTAGGTAATGATTGCGTGCCTTCAGATGAACACGTTGATGGTGAAACATGGTGTGTTAATTTTTTTGAGGGAGGCATTTGGAAACAAACATCATACAATAATAATTTTAGAAAACAATATGCAGGTATTGGAATGAGATATGATGCATCTAAAAATAAATTTTTAAACCCACAACCTTACGAATCCTGGTCTTTAGATGGAAGCGATGATTGGCAAGCACCAATTACATATCCATCAATAACTAATGATGGTAGAGCAGGAACAGAAGAAGATCCAAATCAATGGTGGTATGGAATTTCTTGGAACGAAACAAAATATCAAGCTGACAACACTAAAGGTTGGCAAGCAACTAAATCTAACGACACAGCAGAAACACCTACAGTTTACGATTGGAACGGATCGGCTTGGACATCTTAATAGGAGATTAATAAATGCCTAGAACTAATGGTGGACTCATTGGTAAAAGAAACTTAACTTCTTTTGGGAAGTGTACTGTTACATCTAGAACATCCACAGGAACTGTTTGTCTTCAATCAGGAACTAAAGTAATTGATTATCTTTTAATTGCTGGAGGTGGTGGAGGTGGAGCTGGACAAAGGTGTGGACCTGGTTGTAATGGTGCTGGAGGTGGTGGAGGTGGAGCTGGAGGTGTAGTAGCCTCTGTAACTCCATTAGCAGGACCTGACATAGCAGCTTCATGCTCAGTTAGTATAACTATCGGAGGTGGTGGTGCTGGAGGCACAGGGCCTTCTAGACAAGGAACAAGTGGATGTAATTCAACATTAGTAGCGTGTGGCACAACTTATACAGCAGTAGCTGGAGGTGGCGGAGGTGGCGGAGGCCAAACAGGAGGCCCTGCTACACCTGCTCAAAACGGTTTACCAGGAGGTTCTGGTGGAGGAACGGGTTCACAACCTTATCCTGCTTCAGGATATACAGCTGGATCTGGAACAACAGGACAAGGAAATGATGGTGGTGTTAGTAGTGGTGGTGAATCATCTGGTCCATTTGGTTTATCTGGATCTGGAGGTGGTGGTGCATCAGCAGCAGGATCTAATAAAACTGGAAGCACAGGCGGTGGCGGTGGAGCTGGTGTTTCTACAAATATTTCAGGATCTTGTACAAATTACGCAGGAGGCGGTGGTGGAGGATCAGGTGGTAATAAATCAGGTGGTGGATCTAGTAATGGTTCTCCTTTTGGAGGAGGACTAGGAGGTTCTGCAACTCCAGCTTCAGGACCTGCAGATACAGCAGGAACTGTAAACACTGGAGGTGGTGGTGGAGGTGCTGGTGGTGGTACAGCAAGCACTGGTCCAAATGCTGGATCAAATGGTGGTTCTGGTGTAGCAATAATTAAAGAATTAAACAAAGCAAGTGGTGTATGGAATTTAAAAAGTCAATTAAGAGCATTACAACAAGGAACATGGCCAAATTTTTTCTATAATTTAGATTATTTAGTAGTAGCTGGTGGTGCATCAGGTGGTGGTGGAAGTGGTTACTATGGTGGTGGCGGTGGAGCTGGAGGTTATAGAGCTTCAGGATATGGTCCAAGTCCACTAAGAGGATCAGCATTAGAATTAAGTTTAGGAAGTTATGCAATTACAGTTGGAGCTGGTGGTGCAGAAGTTACTGGGTGTTTTAGTTCACCAGGAAATAATGGAAGTGATTCAGTTTTTTCAACCATAACATCGGCTGGTGGTGGAGCAGGTAATGGTAGTGGAGCTGGAACTGCTGGAGGTTCAGGTGGTGGTGCTGTTTCTAATTCAACTTCAGGAGGAGCAGGTAATACTCCCCCTACAGATCCACCTCAAGGTAATGCAGGTGGTAATGCTGCATCAGGAAATCAAAACTGTAATGGTGGTGGAGGTGGAGGTGGAGCAACTGCTGCAGGAGCTAATGTATCTAGATCTGGAGGTCCAGGCACAGGTGGAGTTACTACAGCAGGTAATGGAGGTGCAGGTGCACCAAATAATATTTTAGGACCATCAACAACCTATGCTGGTGGTGGTGGCGGTGGAGTCTCACGATGGCCATCAGGCCCAGGAGGAAACAGCCCTTGTCATACAGCAGGATCTGGTGGAGCTGGTGGTGGCGGAAATGGTGGAAGTGTAGGGCCAGCTGGAGGATGTGTGGCAACCGCAGCATCATCTAATACTGGTGGCGGTGGAGGAGGAGCTGGTGGAAGGATAAACCCTTCAAGCCAAGATGTTGGAAAAGCAGGAGGTTCTGGTATTGTAGTAGTTAGAGGACCTAGTGCAGTTACATTTGCAGGAAGTCCTTGTGATGCATTTACAGGATCTACACATCCAGGTGGAGATAAAATTGCTAAATTTACAGCCTCTGGTACATTGACGATTTCTTAAAATTAATACCCCTTGACAATTTTAAATAACATTAGTATAATATAAGGGATATGAATTTAACAAATTATTATTGGTATTTCCAAAGTGCAATACCAGAAAGAATATGTAATGACATTGTACAGTATGGAAAATCATTACAGGATCAAATGGCAGTTACTGGAGGTTATGGTGACAGGCCATTAAATCAAAAACAAATTAAAGATTTAAAAAAGAAAAGAAATTCAAATATTGTTTGGATGAGTGACAGATGGATATATAAAGAAATACAACCTTATATTCATCAAGCAAATAGAAGTGCAGGTTGGAACTTTGAATGGGATTTTTCAGAGGCTTGTCAATTCACAAAATATACTAAAGATCAATTTTATGATTGGCATTGTGATAGTTGGGATCAACCTTACACTAGAGAAACTGCTAATGATCCATCTCATGGTAAAATTAGAAAGTTATCTGTAACAGTTACATTGTCAGATCCAAAAGAATATAAAGGTGGTGAATTAGAATTTGATTTTAGAAATCTAGATCCTGATAAACCTAGAAAACCTGTAAAGTGTAAAGAGATATTACCTAAAGGAAGTTTAGTAGTATTCCCCTCGTTTGTATGGCATCGAGTATGTCCAGTAAAAAAAGGCTCAAGGCATAGTTTAGTTATATGGAATCTTGGTTGGCCATTTAGATAAGGAGAATATGAAAAAGAAAAAAACTAAAAAATTAAAAACAGAATTACAATTTCCAAAACAACTAAATAGAGAAGATTTATTTCCTTGTCCTATATGGTATGGTGAAGAACCAGGATTTGTAAATGAATTAAATAATGCATCTGATAAATATATTGAAGAAGCAAAGAAAAATTTAAAAGAATCAATAGATAAAAGAAATAAAAAATTTGGAAACAAAGGAGATATGGGTCATGTATTTCATTCAACAACATTGGTGGGTGATCCTAAGTTTCAAAAGTTACAAGATTATGTAGGTGCAACAGCACATAATTTGTTAATTGAAATGGGATTTGATTTAACAAATTACACAATATTTATTACAGAAATGTGGGTGCAGGAGTTTGCTAAAAAAGGTGGGGGACATCATACATTACATACACATTGGAATGGACATATATCTGGTTTTTATTTTTTAAAAGCAAGTGAAGCTACATCTATGCCATTATTTGAAGATCCAAGACCAGGTAATGTTATGAATCTTTTACCAGAAAAAGATAAAACAAAAGTAACATATGCATCGTCACAAATTAATTATAAAGTTCAACCAGGAAAAACTATGTTTTTTCCTTCATACATGCCACATCAATACATTGTAGATATGGGATATGAACCATTTAGATTTATACATTGGAACTGTCAGGCAATACCTAATAATGTTTTAAATGTCAAAACCTAATAATAATATGAAAAAAGCTGTAATACAAGCTACCCTCGAAACTAATACTGTAAAAAATAAACCAGACTATATTAAAAATTTTATACAGT